GAAGATGAAAGATTAGGTATTCGTATTATTAAGAAAGCAATTGGAGAACCATTCCGTACTATTATTTCTAATGGTGGTGGTAAACCAGATGTTATTTATGATAAGATTATAAGTATGGATACAGATTCTGGTTATAATGCTAAGACTAATGAATATGTTAATATGTACGAAGCAGGTATTATTGACCCTACCAAAGTAACAAGAGTTGCATTACAAAATGCTGCAAGTGCTGCATCAATGATTATGACTACAGAATGTGTTATATCAGAAGATACAGACAAGAAGCCAGAAGAGCTTCATCAATACCCAATGAACTAAAATAAGTTATGTATGCTGAATAAATATATCGAATTATTAAAAGAAATTCAGCAAGAGAAAGATAGTGCCGATTCAGTTAATATTAATTCTAGGATTATGTTAATTGACGGCACCAACTTTTATCTTCGCTGTTTTTGTGCAAATCCAAGTTTAAATGAAAATGGAGAGCATTTAGGAGGATCATTAGGATTCTTGAGATCTTTGGGCTCTTATATTAAGACTTTTAAACCTACCCGGGTAATTATTACCTTTGATGGTAAAGGCGGTTCGCAAAAAAGAAGAGATATTTTCAGCGACTATAAAGGAAATAGATTAAACCCTAAATCATTTAATAGGGCTGAAATATTTGAAGACGCAGAAGATGAAGCAAAATCAATGCAACATCAATTTATGCGATTAGTTCAATACCTAAGATGCTTACCAGTATTAGTAGTTTCTTTAGATCATATTGAAGCAGATGATATGGTATCATATTTAACGACATCAGTATTACCTAAGGTAAGTAATAATATTATATTGGTTTCAGATGATAAGGATTTCTTACAACTAATAAACGATAAAGTATCAGTATACAGACCCGTTGAGAAAAAGATGTATAAACTGCCGGAAATGAAAGAAAGATTTGGAGTTCCTGCAGAGAATTATCATTTGTATAAGGTCTTTATAGGAGACTCATCCGACAATATACCCGGCATACCAGGAATCGGGCCTAAGACCGCAGAAAAACTGGCTATACTCCAAGAAAATAGGATTGTTGGTTTGCAAGAGTTTTTAGATTATTGCGAGGCCAATACTGATAATAAAGTATACAAGAAGATTTTAGATCATAAAGAAGCAATTATCCGAAACTATAAGTTAATGCAGTTACATGATGTTGATATATCAGGAGCGCATAAATTATTTTTGCAAGATAAGTTTAGAGATTCTGTATCTACAATCAATAAAAATGAATTCTTACAAATTTTAACATTAGATAAGGGCTACACTTATATTAAAGATCCTGTAGCTTTTTTAAATTATTTCAGTCAACTAAATTTATTTGCGCTAGGAACTAATAATAACTCTTGATCTTTAGAAAATAAAATTATATATTAAAGTATGAATCAAGACAAATTTACTCAATACGGAAAAACCTTTCAATTAAAAATTATAGCAGCATTATTAAAGGATAAGTTATTTCTTCAACAGATATATGATATACTTATTCCTGAATATTTTGATTCTGAAGCCAATACCTGGATTGTAAATGTAATAATGAAATATTTTCCAGAGTATAAAACAGTTCCTACCTTAGAAGTATTTAAAGTAAAGGCCTTAGAATTAACTAATGAACCTTTAAAAATGTCTATTGTAGAATCTTTAAAAGATATATTAAGATATGTTGAAGCTGAGGATTTAGAGTTTGTTAAATCCGAATGTATTAATTTCTGTAAGAACCAATGTATTAAGACTGCTATTATTGAATCAGTAGAATTATTACAATCTGGAGAATATGACAATATTAAGAAAAAGATTGATAATGCTATGAAAGCAGGAGCCAATCAAGATATTGGAATGGATTACTTAAAAGATATTAAGCAAAGATATGAAGAATCTGCTAGAAAAACTATTGCAACACCTTGGACTGCTTTTAATGAATTAGTTGATGGTGGTATTGGTAAAGGAGAGCTTATTATATTTGTAGCAGGACCTGGAGCAGGTAAATCGACTGCAATGATTAATGTTGGAGCTCATTTATTAAGACAAGGTAAGACAGTAGTACATTATACAATGGAATTATCAGAGCCTTATGTAGCTCAAAGATATGATTCGGTAGTTACAGGAATAGCTACTGCGAACTTAAAATATAACTTAGATGAGGTAGAGCATGAATTAGGAAAATTGACAGGTCAATTAATATTAAAGTATTTTCCAACAAAAACCGCATCGGTAACAACCTTAAAGGCGCATTTAGATAAAATGCTAATGCAAGGAATAAAACCAGACATCGTTATTGTAGATTATGCGGATTTATTAAGATCAGCTAAATCAAAAGAGAAGCTTCATGAAGAACTAGAAACTACATACGAAGATTTAAGAGGATTGGCAGGCGAATATCAAGTGCCGGTAGTTACGGCATCTCAAGCAAATAGAAGTTCAGTTGAATCAGATATTATTACATCAGATCAAGTAGCTTCTTCTTTTAGCAAAATTATGATTGGTGATGTTATTATTTCATTAGCAAGAAAGACGACAGATAAGATAGCCGGAACAGGAAGAGTCCATTTTATTAAGAATAGATTTGGGCCTGACGGATTAACTTTGCCAACAAAACTTAATATGTCTAATGGAAGAATTGATATGTATCAAGAAACTTCTATCAAGGGAAGAGAGACAAGAACAGATATGGATGAAGATACCGTAACAAGAAAATCTTTAGCTAATAAATATTCTGAACTTTTAGGAGATTCTATGGGATAAAACCATAAGTAAACAATAATTATAAATACCTAATAAGGGTCGTTATGGAATACTCCTTTTCACAAAAAATTAAAAACTAACTAACAACAAAACAATGGACATATCAAACAAGATACTCTCCGACATTACAGTCTACAGCAAGTACGCGAAATATCAACAAGATATTCAAAGAAGAGAAAAATGGGAAGAAATCGTTACCCGAAACAAGGAAATGCACATCAAAAAATATCCTAGTATGAAAGAAGAAATTAATCTTGCATATCAAATGGTATTAGATAGAAAAGTGCTTCCATCAATGAGAAGTTTACAATTTGGAGGCAAATCCATAGAGTTATCACCAAACAGAGTTTACAATTGCGCTTATCTTCCAATAGATGATTATAGAGCTTTTGGCGAAACTATGTTTTTATTATTAGGAGGTACAGGAGTTGGTTATTCAGTTCAAAAACATCACGTAGATAAATTACCTGAGATAAGAACGCCTAAAAAAGATAAGCACAGAAGATTTTTAATTGGTGATTCAATTGAAGGTTGGGCGGATGCAATTAAAGTATTAATGAAGTCTTATTTTGAAGGCGGTTCTAATATTTTATTTGATTTTTCTGACATCAGACCAAAAGGAGCAATGTTGGTTACATCAGGAGGTAAAGCACCAGGCCCTCAGCCATTAAAAGAATGTATCGTTAAGATTCAAGGCATTTTAGATAGCAAAGTAGATGGTTCTAAATTATCTTCTATTGAGACTCATGATATTGTTTGTCATATTGCAGATGCAGTATTAGCAGGTGGTATTAGAAGAGCTGCTTTAATTTCATTATTTAGCGCTGACGATGATGAAATGATTTCGTCTAAAACAGGCAATTGGTGGGAACTTAATCCACAAAGAGGAAGAGCTAATAACTCAGCAGTTTTATTACGTAATAAAGTTACTAAAGAATTCTTTATGTCATTATGGGATAAAATTAAAGCTTCTGGAGCAGGTGAGCCTGGAATTTATTTAAATAACGATAAAGATTGGGGAACGAATCCTTGTTGCGAAATAGCACTACGACCATTCCAATTCTGTAATTTATGTGAAGTTAATGTAAGTAATATTGAATCTCAAGAAGATTTAAATGAACGCGTTAAAGTTGCAGCATTTATAGGAACATTACAAGCAGGATATACAGATTTCCATTACTTAAGACCAGTATGGCAAAGAACGACAGAAAAAGAAGCTTTGATTGGAGTAGGTATTACAGGAGTAGGTTCTGGTAAAGCTCAGCAATATGATATGAAAGAAGCAGCTAAAATAGTGATGGAAGAAAATGCACGCGTAGCTAATTTAATTGGAATCAATAAAGCAGCAAGAGCAACCACAATTAAACCATCAGGAACTTCTTCATTAGTATTAGGTACTTCATCAGGAATCCATGCTTGGCACAATGATTATTATATTAGAAGAATGCGCGTCGGTAAAAATGAATCGTTATATACGCATTTATTAATTAATCATCCAGAGCTATTAGAAGATGAGTTTTTCAGACCACATGACACGGCAGTAATATCCGTTCCTCAAAAAGCACCGGAAGGTTCTATTCTAAGAACAGAAAGTTCATTAGATTTATTAGAGCGTATTAAATGGTTCTATCAAAATTGGGTTCAACCAGGCCACAGAACAGGTCAAAACACTCATAATATTTCAGCAACCGTTTCAGTAAAAGATGATGAATGGGAAATAGTAGGAGAATGGATGTGGGCTAATAAAAATTATTATAATGGTTTATCGGTATTGCCTTATTCAGGACATACATATATTCAAGCACCTTTTGAAGATATTACCGAAGAAAAATATTATGAACTATTAAAAAACTTAGAACATATTGATTTATCTAGCGTGATTGAAATCATGGACAACACTAATCTTAGCGGCGAGATAGCTTGCGGAGCTGATGGGTGTGTTGTTGAAGGCGTATAA